GCCTTCCAAGCATGCACCGCCATCGGGTGCGTGTTGTTCAGGCCGATGTCATGCGCGCATGCGAGCAGCGCCGGGGAAACCACCGAAGGGATAGCTAGCATTGGGTCCGAACCTCTTTTTGCAGCATGTGTCGAAGCGCCGGGATGGCGTATCGTGGTCATTGGTTGTCGGGACACCCTTCTCGTCAAACGAGCCGCGTGCGCCGGTATAGGGGCACTGGACCCCGGTGTAGTCGAAGGCGGTGCCTGTCCAGTTACGGTAGCGCCACAGGCAGAAGTCGCGGATGACGGTGCGGGCCGGGAGCTGAATACCCTGCTGATCCATCGCGGCCGCCAGCTTCCACTCGACTTGGAACTTGGTGTGCTTGGTCTTCTGCTCGAAGGTGTAGATCTCCGGGGCGAACATCGCCGCGCCGTCCGTCTCTGCGCCGTCGTCCAGAAACTGGGCGTAGGTCTTGATGCGGGTCAGCTTCGCCCCGATAAGATCGTCGTACTGGGCGGCTATGCCCGAGACGAAACGGGTGGCGTTCGCCAGTTTGATTATGGGCTGGGGGAGTGGCCCCTGCCCTGACCATTCGAAACCGTCTGCCTGCACGTCGGCAAAGGTGAAGTGCACCCCACCGAAATCGGCCGAACCAGAAGGGCAGAAGTTCCATACTTGGTTGGTGCCGATCGGGTTTAGATCGACAATGAAGAGTTCGACCAGTGCGCCCGGTTCGAGCTTCTGCGAGGCGCGTTGTACTTTGGCGTTGGTTACGGTCACGGGGTAAAGACCTCATTGAAGGTGGCGGTGAAGTCGTCGTGCTGGTCTGCAATGTGTTTCACTTCCCACTTCTCGCAGGTCCACATGCGGGGATCGGTCTCCCCCGGCACGGTGAACCAGAACGACTGCCAGCCGGCGCGTTCGCGGAAGAAGTCGTCCAGATACTTGCTCTCTGCGCGGGTCAGGGTAGAGACGGTCAGCGAATAGCTCTGGTTGACGTTGTTGACGCCATCGCCGGCCCGCTGGACGTAGTTGCTGGAAAACTGTGCCTTGAGGACCTTGGCCTGACGCTGAGCGCCAGAGCCGAAGGAGACGTAGACGTCGTTGGGGAAGGTGAGGGTGTTCGTTGCCATCGTTACCTCTTAGCCGCTGTAGAGAAGAGCCCACCCGGGCGCATCTGGTTAAGGACCCACTCGGTCATGTGCTGATCGACGGCGTTGCCCACTTGCTTGCCCATGTTCTTGGCGTGCTCATCGTCACGCGACTTGTCTCCCGTGGAAGGCCCGGCGTTGACCGTGACGTTGACGCCACCGACGTTGACACCACCGACCGTGGACGAACCGCCCGAGCGGCCCTTGAGCAGCTTGGCCGTGCGCTTGTCGTCATCGGCGGTCAGTACCCGTTCGCCCTGCTTGAGGACGGCGCGGTATTCGTCGTTGCCCATGTTGTTGCCACCGCCCGTGTGGAACTTCGGGGCAGAGCGCCACGACCCACCAAAGCTGAGGCCCGGAGTGCCGTGCCCGGCCATGCCGCCATTGTGGTGGAACATGAAGCCGAGGAGCTGGCCGAAGATGCCGAGCCCTGCGCCGGCTCCACCGCCGAGTGATCCACCGATCGAGGAGAACAGCCCGCCAAGCCCCTGACCCAAGCCAGCGAAGCCCTGTGTGGCCCCTGCAGCGGCTGAGCCCGAGGTGGACACCGCGCCGCCGAAGCCAGCGACCGTTGGGGTCGTGGAGTTCAGCTTGGTGTTCATCTGCTGGACGTTGTTGCCTGCGGTCTGGGCGGCCGGTCCCGTCTGCTGAACGTTCTGACCGAAGCTGCTGACATTGGCACCGGCCGAGGTGGCGGCCGTCGAGGCTCCGAGGAACTGTGTCTTCAGGCTGTTGAGAGACCCCTGTAGCTGCCCGATCCCCATCGACTGGGCACCCGGGAAGTTGGCCTTCTGTCCCCAGTTCAAGCCGTTCTGCCAGCTACCGCCAGCCATGCCAGCACTCCTCGATCCACCGAGGTCGAAGTGCATCTGGTCCATCGCGCCATAAGTACCGCGTGTGCCACCGAAGTACCCACCCCAGCGGAACTGCTGGTTAAGTTCAGGGTACATCTGCTGCTGGGCGACCTTGGCATTCTGGGCGTAGAGTTCGTATTGGCGGAAGGTGGCTGGGTTCTGGTAGTTGCCGTTGGTCCCGCCGATTGGCTTACCCGCCTGATCGAGGATACGAACGTCGGTGGCGAGGCCCTGACCGTGGAAGCGTGGGTCTCCTGCGCGGTAGCCGGAGTAAGCCTCGACCTGCATGCCAGAACGCTTGGCTGCTTCCGAGAGGATGGCCGTGAGCCGGGGATCGACGTTCTGGATACCCGCCTTGGAAAAGTTCCCGACGCCCCGGAGGCTGCCTTCCCCGCTGCCAGCGTTGAGGACTTCCGAGACGATGTCGCCTTTCAGATCCTTGAGAGCGCCGCCTCTGGTCACGGCTCCGAGTGGGGCTGCGCCTGTGATGTTTGCAATGCCGGGGCCTTGCAGGACGACGGAGGTGGTGTTGACGTAGGCGACGTTGGCGTTCAGGGCATTCTGGCCAAGCGTGCCGAACTGGCCGGCCGCCTTCTTCGCATTGGCGAATGCGTCCTTGCCGCCGTTGTCCCCGACACCGGTCTTGGTGATGATCCCGGCCATGAAGCTGTCGATGCCGTTCTTCAGGTAGGTCTTGGCGATCGACTTGAGCATGCCAGCGGCGGCCGATTTCCAGTCGCCATCCATGAAGCCGTCCACGAGACCATCCGATACCGCGTCGGCGGTGGACATCTGCAGGTGGCCGAGCTGTTCCTGCCACGTTCCCAGACCGTTGGCCCAAGCCTGCAGCGACGCTTCCTGCGCCACCTTCAACTGGTACATGGAAGTGATGTAGTCGCGGAGCGCCTGCTCCTGTTCCTTGGAGACCGCGACGTTCTGGTCCTTCAGCGCGTTGAGGTCGCTCTGGATGTCCGTTTCGATGTCGGCCTGTTGGCCAATGAACTGGGCGACCTGCAGCTCTTCGCGCATCGTCTTGAGCCGGGCACCGAAGGGGTCTCGCGAGGACAGCGTCTGGCGGTCGAGGTTCTGCTGCATCTGCGCATACTTCTCGGCCGAGGGGATCAGCCCGGTGTCGTAGGCGTCCTTGAGGCGGCGGGTATTGTCAACCCAGCTTCGGATGGCTGCGGTCACCGGGTCAGCGGTGTCGGCAAGCTGGTTGAACGCTTCGAGGTTGGCGACATCCGTCATCTTCTGACGCAGGCTGAGCTGGTCTTCGAGGCTGATACCCTGTTCCTTGATCAGGTCAGCGATGGCCTGTTCGATCTGAACCTGCTGCTGGCCGAGGCTGGAGCGCTGGCGGGCGGCTTCCATCTGCTTGGTCAGCGTGTAGTCCTGATTAGCAGCTTCAGCGGCAGCCCGGATCGCCTGCGTCTTCTGCAGGACAGCAGTCAGGCGCTTGGCCTCTTCGTCGTCAATGCGCCCCTTCGTTTCCTTGATGTCGAGGATGGCGTCGTTGATCTCAAGCTGGTTCTTCTGCTCCTTGGTCACCGCGCCGGTCAGTGCCTGCTCGCGTTCAAGGTCATAGACCCGGCGCTCGTAGGGGTCAGCCAGTCGCTTGGCGACGGAGAACAAGGTTTCAAGCCGCTGCTGTTCCTTGCTGTCAACCGCAGATCCACGGCCGGCTTCCTGCTTGGAGGAGATCTTGGCGAGCTGGTCGAGGGCGACGCGGTACTCGTTGATCTGGTCCTTCTGCTTGGTCCACGTGTCCAGCTTCTCGATGTTGTTCTGCTGCTCTTCGATCAGGCGCAGCGGCACCGTGAATTTCTTGCCTTCATTGAGGTCGAAGCCGCCGACGTTGCTGTCGTCCACGAGGCGCTGGACCTGCGCCATCTTCTTCTTGCGGGCCTCTTCGTTCTTCATGGCTTCTTCGAACTGCATGGAGGCAGCGTTGTCGTAACCCTTCCACATGCTGTTGAGTTTGTCACCGCCGTGCTCGATCAGGTCCTGCACGCCGAAGCCGGTCGTGTATTTCTTCTCGTTGCCCTTGGCCCCCTCGACCAGCCGCATCGCCCCGGCAATGGCCGCGTAAGCTCCACCGATCTTCGCCAAGGTGGCGACGACTGGGCCGAGACGGGTGGTGAGGATGGATGCGGCCGCGCCGGCCGAGAACAACGACCCTTCCAGCGACCCCAGCACCGTAACGGCCGTGCGGCTGGCCCCGATGAAGCCGACGAAGCCTCGGGACAGGACGGCCCACGTGCTGGTGAGGAAGGTGGCGGAGCGGGCGATCACCGGGAGGCCAAAGCTGAAGGCGGCCCCGACCAGTCGAATGGTGGCCGCCAGCGGGATGGCAGCGGCAGCAATGCCTGCGATGGATACGGCGACGGTGCGTGAGGTTGGAGACAGGTCACGGAGCGTTTCCGAGAATGCGTCCATGGCCGCTGATGCCAGTTTCAGGCCACCCTTGGCGATAGGCGAGAAGGCTTCACCGACATCCTTCTGCAGCAGCATCAGGCTGTCTTGGTAGTTCTTGATGTTGTTGTTCAGCGTATCGTTGACCGTATCGTACTCCTGCTGCAGCGCCCGGGCCTGCGGGTTCCCGATCGCCACCTGCTGCCTCATGAGATCGAGCGCCAACTTGCGAGCTTGGTTCTGCTGAGACAGGGTGCCAAGGACGCGCTGGTTTTCTTCGGCGTAGAGGTTCCACTCCTGCAGGAATTGCTGCATCGATCCGCCGCTGTCGGCAGTGGCCTTCATCAACTGCAGGAATTTCTCCAGCGCCTGTGCCGGGTCCTTGTCGATCAGCGCAGCAAAGGCGTCGGCGGTTTCGCCAGTTGCCTCGTTCATGTGGCGCATCGCCTTGGTGTTGTTGACCGCCGCGTTCTCAAGCTGGTTCAGGGTACGGCCGATGACCGAGCCGAACAGTTCCGGCTTGAACTGCAGCTTCGCACCAGCACCCGAGATTGCCAGAATGTCCTGATAGGAGAGCTTGAACTTGGAGGTCGCCTGCGCCAACAGCGTGGCGTTGTCGAGGATCGACTGTTCCCCGCCTCGAAGGCCGCCGAGATTGTTACCCATGGCGGTCAGGATGTCGCCCAGCTTGCCGACCTCGGACATGTCGGAGTTGGTCAACTGCAGGATAGAGGCGACCTGCGAGGCACCCTCCTGTCCGTGGACGTTGGTGGCGACGTTCAGCTTGGCCATGGTGGTGGCGAATTGCAGGATGCTCCGCGATCCACGGACACCGAGCTGGACGGCGGTTGCCGACAGATCCTGTAGTTCGTCGGCGTTGATACCGGAGAGATTGCGGGCGGTCGCGTCCAGCGTCGAGTTGAAGGCGGCCATCTCGCCCTTGGAGGCGTTGATGACCTTCTGGATGTTGGTGGCCCGGGTCTCGTAGTCGGCGTAGCTCTTGATGACGTCGCCGCCGACCTTGGTGATCAGCGCACCGCCTCCGAACGCGATCGTTAGATCCCGCGCGGATTTGGCGAGCCGGTCAAACTTGGTGGCAAGCTGGTCAACGCCCGATCCAGTCTGTCCTGCGTTCTGATTGAACTGTTGCAAGATACGCGAAGCTTCGTCGCGCATCTTCAGAATGAACTGGATTTCCTGTGGCGTTGCCATTACCGCTTCCGTCCCTTTTGTTTGCGGAGTTCCCGACGTTCGAGTTCCGCGTCACAGTCCTGATTTTCGTTCTCGACCACCCTGAGCAGGGCCATCATCTGATTTGATTGACTGGCGACCGATCCTTCGTCTGGGAGGTGGCCTTTCTTAAACAAATCGTAAAAGAACAGGATGCGGGACCATTCCTCGGGGTTCTCTCGGATCGTCGCCCGGGGGCATCCCCAATGCGCTTCTCCTTGGACCGCGAGGGGCTGGGCGGCTTTGCTAGTCCAAACCGCCTCGCCTTCGTCATTCACCACCAGCTTGGCGGTGCATCCGTATTTGACTTGGTGGGTGCACTTGCTGCATTCGCGATCCGGCAGAAGCCGAATGGCGGCTACACCCAGTCTTAGTTTTTTTCGTCTTCCCTCTTCAGGGTCGAGGCTTCCTTGATCTGATGCGCGAGTTCCGCCAGCGATCCGGCGTCGAGCTTGATGATCACTTCGTCGGGGAGGGCGTCGTATTCGCGGCCGTTGACCATGCGCTTGACGAATTTGATCGGCACCTGTGTCACGCCATCGGCTTCGAAGAAGTTGCTGATCGCGGTGATGCCAAAGCGGACGGCGTCAATGTTGGTCTCGTTGAGGCGGGTCTTCATGTCGGTCGAGCCGTCACCAGACTGCGACAGGATCGAAGCGCGGTCATAGATGTAGCCCATCAGGAAGACGTCGAGCGGCTTGTAGGAGAATACCGTGGCATCGGCGTCGATGACGACGTCGGTCTTGGAGCCCTTGGACGCGTCGTCCGGGTCAACCGGCGAGGTCACGGACCTACGGCTCGGATCGTTGAAAAGAACATGGGTGAGAACCGTGCTGAGCACGAGGGCTTTAATCGCCATATCTGCCTCCTTGGCCGTTGGCTATGTGTTTGCATAGTCAGGATTGGCCGAAGTCGGCGGTCAGTGCAATATGTTGCAGCGACGCTGGTTTCAGATGCGAACCATGGGGGATTTGGTGAGGCGCTTGTCAGCGAAGAAGCCAATGACCTTGGCGGGGGCGTTAGCCTTGGCGATCTCTTGGGCGGCAGCCAATGTCAGCTTCGCGTCGATCACCTCGCCGGGATTTCCCTGACGATCGAATTTCTGAATAACGTAGACTTTTGTCTCGAACGCCATGTCATGGCCCTGATTTACCAAAGATTGCTTCTTCTGGGGACCATCCTCTTTTCAGTCTTTTTGTCAACAACTGTGGTTTTATCCCGGCCCGCCTTGCCCATCCGGCTTGGGTGTCAGTGACCCCGTTCAGGGTGATATGCTTGGCTTGTCTGGTATTGGACGCCTGTTCGGTCGGCGTGGCCCAATAGCAGTTGCCCTTGGTGTAGTTGCCGTCGTTGTCCCTACGTTCAAGGCTGGTGCCCTTGGGGCGGTCCCCCATGTCCTCGTAGAAGCCTTCGAACGTCATCCACTTCGGGCAGACGGTAATCCCGCGCTCTCCGTGGCTCTCGTAGCGTGAGTTGTTTGGGTTTAGGCACCTGCCCTTCATTGAGTTCCATGAAACGTATGCCCGCGTACCTGTCATGCCGTGAGAGGTGTTTCCTCCTATCGCATACCGGGTACACCCACAGGACTGTGTTGCCCCCTTTACCAGAGCGGTCGCCGTGACCCATTTCTCGTTCCCGCAGTCACACTTTACTTTCCAGCTACTGTTTATTCGTTCGTTGCTGACCGTAAGAAGACCGAACCGTTTTCCCGCAATGTTATGTGCTTTAGGCATAAGAAAAGCCCTCCTGTTTCCAAGAGGGCTTTCTAGCAGGGTTAGTTAAAGAATGTCAACAGTTAAATGTTGGTAGTCTTCCTTAGCCAAAAAAGATGAGCACCTCATCGTCACCTGCCGCCGAGGAGATACGCAGGCCAGCATCGTAGTTCAGGATGTTGTTACGATCCTGATACGTGAGGCCCGAATACTGTACCTGCGGGTGGATCAGGTTGACGATGTTGCCGACGACCGTACCGCAGCGCATGACGAATGGCATACGGGTGGCGGCCGAGAGCTTGCCCCAGAAGTCATGGCTTGCGACCAGATCGGCTTCAGGGTCGATCCCGCCTTCCGGCTTGCGGTCAACCAGTCGAAGACCGATGTAACCGTTGGCGGACGACACGTCAGGACGCGGCTGGATGTCGTTGGCGATATCGAGCGTGTACTTCGAGACGATGGCATTGAAGTCATCGATACGAAGCTGCGCCAATTCGACCATCGCCGGCAGCGTCTGTTCGTAGGACAGGTTGGTCGGCACTGCGACGTCGGTCGGGGCCACGTAGATCCCTTGGAAGTCGAAGTTGATCTTGGCGTACTGCCCAGCTTCAGCTTCGATGTCGAAGGTACCGATTGCGCCCGGCATCTGGTGCTGCACGCCCGACTTGTTCA